GACGCCGACCGCATCTCGTCGGTGCTGGGTGAGATCGAATCTGCGCCGGCTGCGCCACCTGCCGCTACGGCAACCGAGGTGCGTACAAGCCAGCCGGCGCAGACCTTCACCCCGGAAGCGCCCGACCCGCTGGCGAAGGACGTGGAGCGGCTCGCCGAGTACAAGGCCGAGATCGCCGCAGGCGGCGAGAACGCGGGGTTCTACCGCGAGATTCTGGAGGGCCACGAGAAGCTGTACCAGCGCCGACGCGCAGGGCTGGACGCCTACCGCGAGACCGGCGACGGAACCACGATGAAGATTCCCGGCGAGGACCGCTGGGCGATGCTGCTGCCCGACGCGACCACGCAAGGCAAGTACCGATTCCAAGAGTTTGACCGCCGCGGATTCTCGTCGCACTCCGTCTTTGACACGCCGGAAGAAGCGGCTATCGAGATGGGCGAGCGCGGCTACACCGAGCGCGACGCGGACAAGCTGGACGAGCTTGGCATGACCCCGGAATGGGACGACGGCATGTTTGCGTCGAGCGTCATTCAGGCGATGAACAGCGGCCAGATCACTTGGCAGGAAGGCAACGCCAAGTTCAAGGAACGTGAGGACTCCAAAGTAGCGCGGGCGCCTCTCGGGGAATCCGCCAACCAGACCCCGGAGCAATCCGGGCAGGCGTCGGCCCCGCAGTCGGCTCCTGCGGGTGCCGGCGCCGACCTACCGACCGGCACGCTCTACCAGCGCGGCAACGGTCGCAACAAGAGCAGCGTGCAGGCGCTCCAGGCGCCCGATGGCTCGTGGTATGTGCGCACCCGCAAGGCGCGCCAGTGGGGCGATTGGGAGCAGCGCGACAGCTTCGACCCGTCGCCGGCCTTCGGCTACCGCAAGACCGCGACCAACAGCGGGCAGGTGCGCGTCAAGGGCGTGGGCGCGATCCCGGTCGACAAACACGACGCGAGCACCGACCCGGTGCGCCAGTACAACCCCCTGCTGGACCTGGTGGTGGGCGCCGGCGGCGTGAGCCGCGCCGATGCGCGCCGCATGGGCGTGGATCCGGCCGAGTTCAAGCGACGCCACGGCATCCGGCCGATCTACAGCGAAAACGGCATTCCGCTGGACCGCCTGCGTGAGATGATGCTGGAGGAGGGCTATTTTCCGCCCGAGGATCCAGACGCACCGCCGACGATCGACCTCAACGACGTGTGGGACCAGGTGGGCCGCGCCATCGGGGGCGACCCGGTTGGGCCCATCGGCGACCCGCGCATGGCCGAGTTGCAGCGCGAGCGGTACGAGGACCAGCAGGGCGACGAGGACACGTCGGCGGACCTGGGCCCGGACGACGAGCTGGCCGCGTGGTTCGATGCCATCGAGGACGAGACCGCCGAGCCGTTCGCGCCAGGCGACGAGACCGAGGCGGCGACCATTGCCGAATTGGCCGAGCGCGCGGCGGCGGCTGGCGTGTCGGACTTCGACACCACGCAGCGGTCCAATGAGCCCGATGCGGCGTATGCTGCCCGTCTGTGGGGCGAGATCAACCGAGCGGAGGCCCAGCGTGGCGCTAACCGAGAAGCAGAAGCAAGCGATCTTCGTCAGCGCGTTCGTGCGGGCGAAGCAGGGCAAGCCGCCCCTGTTCAAGACGAGCCAGCCGGAGGCTTCGAGCTCGGCGCCCCCGAACCCGCCGCAGAAGCCACTCGGCGAGAAGTAGCACCGTCGCAGGGTGCTGGCCTGTTCGGCGCGCCCACGGCCCGAGACTTCATCGACGCGCGCACCCGAGACCGCGACGACGCGCGTAACGGGCGCACCGGCACCGGATCGACCGACATGCTGGCCGGCGACGGCGAGTTGTTCGCCGGGCCGCGGCCGGAGCAGGCGCGGGTGGATGAGGCGGCGCCGGATGCCGCGACCAAGCTGCGCAACTACGGCTGGGATGCGGTCAAGCTGGCCGACGCCTACACGTTCGACCAGCTCAACGAGCTGCGGGCTGAAGTGGAGGCGCAGCACGCAAACCCGAAGGATGCCGAGGGGCACCCTGTTTCTGGCGGGCAAAGCACAATCCACCTGTACGACAAGGAGGGCCGGCGGAAGCTGGACAAGCTCGCCTGGGCGGTGACGTACAAGCTGCAGGAGTCGAAGGCGGCGAAGGACGAGGCCGCGCGCAAGATCGCGGCCGGCGCGCCGCCGCCAGAGCCCGTCGCGCCCGTGCAGCGCCAGCCCGAGCCTGCGCGCTTGCCGCGCCCGGCGCCCGAGCCGGCGAAGCCCGTGCAGATGACGATGGCCGAGTGGAAGGCCATTCACAAGGACTTCAAGGGCAAGGTCAACGGGCAGCGGTCAACGATGATCGACGGCCGCCTTGTGCCGGTCGAGATTGTGAAGCCTGAACCAACCACCGAGGAATCCTCGGCGGTTGCCGCCACTGATCCGGTGCAGGCGCAGCGCGACCTGTTCGACCGTCTGCGCGAGGGCAGCGCCACGCTGGACGAGTACAAGGCCGGCTGGGAGATGCTGCAGGCCAATCGCGACGCGATCCGCGGCCAGCTTGAGACGATGAGGAAGGACGCGCTTGTATCGCTGGCTGGTGCGCGCTACCGCAACGAGAACAAGGCGGCCCTGGTCCGTTCGGCGCTGTCGGAGATGGAAAGCGATTACGCCATCGGCCGCGGCGTCAGTTGGTCGATGGGTGAGAGCCTGACCAACGTATACGCCGACATGGTGGAGAGCACCACCGAGGCCGACCTGAAAGCCTACGCCGACCGGTTTGCGGAGCGTCGACAAGCTCGCGAGCAGCGCATTGCTGGGGCGAAAGACCCCCAAACTCTTTCGGAGTTCGAGGACGCCGCACGCCTGGCGGGCGGCGAATCAAAGCTGTCTCGCGATCAACGCGAACGTTTCGATGCGCTTCGAGTGCAGGCGCGGCAGGAGCAGCGCGAGGCTGCGGCGAAGCGGAACGCGGAGATCCGTCGCGTCGATACCGGCGATACCGGCATGGAGCTGGTCGAGAGCAAACACACGCAGAAGGGTCACGACATTTTCGTGGTCAAGATGGCCGAACGCGTGGATGCCGACACTTACAAGTCGCTGAACGCCGCGGCGAAGCGGCTTGGCGGCTATTACTCGTCCTACCGCGGAAACGGCGCCATCCCTGGCTTCACGTTCACCAGCCGCACCGCCGCCGAGCAGTTCATGGCTGTCCGTGAGGGCAATGTCGACGCAAGCGCGCAGCAGGAGGCGAGGTCTGCCGCAAAGGACGACGATCGAGCCGACACGCTCGCCGGTAAGGCCGCGCGGCTGCGCGAAAAAGCCGAGGCGTCGCTAAACCGTGATCGCAAGGACAACACCGCGCGCCGAGCCGCCCAGGCCGCGAGCGCCGAGGAGTCGGCGCGCCGCGAGCTGGCAATCGCCGACACAATGGACCGTATCGCCGAGGCGATCGAGAGCGGAGAGGCGAGCCTGCTTCGGTACGTGCGTCATCGCACGCAGGTCGACCTGCTGGAGCGACTGCTGACTAATGCGCAGTGGGATTACCTGCGCGCCCAGGGCGTTCAGTGGGAGAAGGCGAAAGACGCGCCGATGACCGCTGAATCGCTCGTTGACGTGAGTCTGCCAAGCTTCGAGGTGTCCCGCGGCGATGCTGTGCCGATGGTCCGAGCGTTGCTGTCGACCCGCGGCGGAAAGCAGCTCGGCCAGTCCGTGTCGAAGATGATCGACTACGGCGACGAGTACGGCGCCGCCGTGCAGGACAAGCCGCACCGTTTCGTGCTCGGCCGAAGCGATGGCGGTAGCGCCATCTTCAAGACCAAGCGCGAGGCTGACGCCGCGCTATCACGCTCGGCCGACAAGGTGCGCGGCGTGGTCGTGAAGCTGCCGAGCATGGGCTGGGCCGTGGCGCTTTCCCCAGAGCTCGCCATCGAGCGCAAGTTGTGGGCGCCTGACTACGATAAGAAGGTGCGCCTTAGCTACGCCGGCGCCAAGCGGATCGCGGACGTGCTCGGCACGGGTTACGGGTCGGCTACGCCGAACTGGTGGGCCACGAACATCGAACGTCGCGCGGCGCTGGAAAAGCTCGGCATCGAGACGAATGCGGAGTACCGCGAAGCGTTGCGCGAGTACCTGTCGCTGCGCAAGCCACCCGCCGAAGCTGACCGGGTGAAGAAGCTCGAGCGCGACCTTGCTGGCCGAAAGGGCGTGGGCGTCGATTTCTTCCCGACGCCGCCGGCGGTGGTCGAGCGCGTCATACAGCAGGCCGACATTGGCGACGGGATGCGGGTGCTTGAGCCGTCCGCGGGTAAGGGTGACATTGCCGAGGCAATCCGCGACGCCGCGCAAGACGTGGTGCTCGATACTGTGGAAATGTCCCCCCCGCTGCGCGAGATCCTGGAGGCTAAGGGTTTCGACCTCGTTGGGCACGACTTCCTCGAGATGGAGGCCGAGCCGACCTACGACCGCATCGTGATGAACCCGCCATTCGGAACGGACAACGGCGCGAGCCATGTCCGCCACGCCTATGACCTCCTCAAGCCCGGTGGCCGCCTGGTTGCCGTCATGGGCGCCGGATCCCGTGGCAAGGAGGCGTTCGACGCCTGGCTCGAGGACGTGGGCGGGTTGAGCGAGGCGCTGCCGGAGGGCTCGTTCAAGTCGTCATTCCGCCCGACCGGCGTCGCGACCCAGGTTGTCGTGATCGACAAAGCGGGGGCGGATGCGCTCGCCAACGAGGAGCCCGCCGCCGCCCACGGCTCCGACGAATGGCATGAGCTACTGGACGAGGCGCTGCAGGAGAGCGGCGAGACGGTCGCCAGCAGCATCGACGCGGAGAAGCGGTGGAACAACGGCGAGCGCCTGTTCGCGTGGCACGAGAACACGGACGAGCCAAGCGAGGTGACGAGCCTCGCCATGCTGCAGAGCTACGCGGAGGACCAGTTGCTCGCGCTGCCGCGATCGGTGGCGGCGCAGTACGGCCTGGCCGAGTACCGGGCTGCCGATGAATCCACGTCGACCAACACCGCCTTCGAGTCCCTGCAGCAAGGCGAGGCCGACGCCGAGATGCTGGGCCTGCGAGATGCCGTGAGCCGGGTGCTGGGCGAGCGCGGCGACGACGTGATCTACCTGCACGGGACCGCGGGCCTGCCCGACCGCCTGCGCCGTGGCATCGAGCGCCGGATGGAGCAGCGCAGCGGTCGCGGCAGGACGGCGGCCCTGTACGATCCGGTGGACCAGCAGGTGTACCTGTTCACCGACGTAGTGACCGAGCCTGACCGCGCGGTGTGGAACGTGCTGCACGAGTTCGCCGGCCACCACGGGCTGCGGGCCCTGCTGGGCGACAAGCTGGCGCCGGCGCTGGAGATCGCGCTGCAGAACCCGACCGTCAAGGCCGTGGCCGATGCGATCGCGGCCGAGCGCAACATCGACACCAAGACCCAGGCCGGCCGCCTGCTGGCGGCCGAGGAAGCGCTGGCCGAGATGGCTGCGGCCGTTCGCACCGGCGACTACGACGCCATCGCCCGGCGCTACAGCGTCGACGTGCCCGAGGGCATCCGGGCGAAGGTGGCGCGCGCCATCGAAAACTTCGTCGCCCGGCTCAAGCGCCTGCTGGATGACCTGTTCGGCGAGCGAGTGTTCACCGACGAGGACGTGCGCGAACTGCTGGAGGCGGCCTGGCAGGCGGCGAATGGCAACGGGTCGACGGCCGGCCCGGCGCTGGAATCTACCGCACCCGACCAGACGCAAACAGCCGCCTTCCGCCGCTGGTTCGGCGACTCGAAGGTGGTGGACGAGAACGGCGCCCCGCTGGTGGTGTATCACGGGACGAATGCTGATTTCGACGCCTTCAATCCCGTGGCCGAGGGTATCGACGGCATCTATTTTTCTTCCGACCCGGTCGTGGCGCAGCAATATGCCGACTGGCGCAGCAGCGACTTCGGCGGGGATGGTCGGCTCTACTCCGCGTATCTAGCCATTCGCAACCCATTGGTAGTCGAGGGGATGCGGGATTTTGACGCGGACGCCTTTCAGGACGCAGTGGACCGCGCGAAAGATGCGGGGCACGACGGCGTAATCGTGCGCAACGTTCGTGACGGATGGAACGCCGACGCGCCGCTTGCGGACACCTACATCGCCTTCCGCCCCAGCCAGATCAAGTCCGCCACCGGCAACAACGGCAACTTCGACCCCGAGAGCGATTCCATCCTGGAGAGCGTGGAGGCCACGATTGCCCCGGATGCCACTGGCCGCAGCATCCTGGCCGATGGCCGCCTGCTGACCGTCATCGACGCGGCAAAGGCCGCTGGTATCGACCTGGCCGACCTGATTGCTGCGCACTCGCGCAAGGATGCCGCCGGCGCCGTAGCCGCGATCGACGCGATCCTCGCCGAGCTCCGCAAGCCGCCGGCCGCGCCGCTGCGCTCGACCGGCGTGAAGAACGCTGTCACCGAAGCCGAGCGCGCAGCCGCGAACCGCGACCCGATCTTGCGCGAAGCGGTCAAGACCAACGAGGCGACGCTGTACGAGGCGATGCGCGCGGTCCAGGGCGATCCGATGGCCGGACCCGAAGCCGTGGCGCGGTTGAGCAGCGGTGGCGTCGATGGTATCTCGCTGGCCGACGAGGCGGTTCTACTGGTCCACAAGACGGCACTCCTGAACAAGCGCGACGAGGCGGCAAAGAAGCTGGCCGACCCCAACGCAAGCGAGGCGGCGAAGGGCGTTGCCCGCCGCGCATGGGAGGAGGCCGAGGCGCAGATCACGGCCGTCGACATGGCTGCGGTTAACGCCGGCCGGGAATGGGGTCGGTTCGGTCAGTTCCGCCAGCGGATGCTGCGCGCCGATTACACGTTCGAGGCGCTGGAGCGCAAGGAGCGCGCCCGTCTGGAGCGGCCCCTTACTGCCGACGAGTCGGCCACGATCAAGGCGATGGCCGCCAAGATCGAGGAGCTGCAGAGCAAGGTCGACGCGCTGCAGGAGCGGGTGTCGAACGCGGCATCCGAAAGCGCCTACGAGGCGTTGACGAAGCGCATGGCGACGCCGCTGAAGCAACGCCGCTCGCTGGACTACCTGCGCAACGCCGCCAACGATGCCCGTGCCCGACTGGCTGCCAGCCAGGGCGTGCCGAGCCGCCGCGGCCAGTCCGGCGCCATCATCAACCCGGGCGTGTTCGCCGACTACGCCATCATCGGCGCCTACCACATCGCCAACGGGGCGGCGAAGTTCTCCGATTGGGTCAGCGCCATGAGCGCGGATCTGGGCGAAGCGTTCGACCGATTCAAGGCCGAGCACCCCAACATCTTCAAGGCGGCGCAGCGCGAGCTGGAGAAGCCGCTGAAAGCCGATGCCACGGTCGCCGAAGTGCTGGAGCGGATCGACCCGGCCAATATCAAGCCGGCCGACGTGCGCAAACTGGTCGAGGCGCTGGTGGGCGAGGGGATGCGCGGCGAGCCGGCGGTGATCGCCGCGGCGGCCGAGCACCTGGCACTCGCCGAGGATGAAGTGCGGGCGCTGTTCGTGCAGACCGCGCCGCGCGCCGAACCGACGCTGACCGAGGCACAGGAGGAGTTGCGCGATCTGCGCAAGATCGTCCGGCTGCAGCACGAGATCGAGCGACTGGAGGCCGGCGCCCCGAAGCCGGCGCGCACCCCGGCCGCGCCCGACAGCCCGGCGGTGGCTGCCAAGAAGCAGGAGCTCGCCGACCTGCGCGCGTCCATGCGACCGCAGCGCGACCCAGAGGGCCGCTATCAGGCCATGCGCGGCAAGCAGATCGAGAAGCGCATCGCCGAGCTGCAGGAGCGGATCGCTCGCGGTGACTTCGCCAAGCGGCCGCGCGTGCCACGGGCGTTGAGCGAGGCGAACCAGCGGGCGATGTTCGAGCTCGACAAGGCAAAGCACGAGTTCCTGCGCCACCAGTTCGAGGACAACCTGCGCCGGCGGACGCCGATCGGGAAGGTGCTCGGCGGCGTCGCGGACACGTTCAACCTCGCCCGCGCCATGATGACCAGCTTCGACTTGTCGGCGATCCTGCGGCAAGGCGGCTTCATCAGCTACGGCCACCCCTGGCGTGCGCTCAAGTCGGTGGGCCCGTCGCTGCGCGCGTTCGCCAGCGATCAGGCCGAGCACCGCGTCAAGGCCGAGATCGAGTCGCGCCCGAATGCGCCGCTGTATCACAAGTACGGCCTGCAGTTGACCGGCATCGGCGCCGGCCCGCTGACGCAGATCGAGGAGGCGTATGCGAGCCGCTGGCTCGAGCGATTCCCGACGTGGCTGGGTGGCGGACTGGTGCGCGGCTCCGGCCGGGCTTACACGTCGTTCCTCAACAAGCTGCGCGCTGACTCGTTCGATGCGATGGCCGCTGCGCTGGGTCGCCGCAGCACGTTGACGGAGGTCGAGGGCAAGGCGATCGCCGGCTACATCAACACCGCCACCGGCCGCGGCAAGATCGGCGCAAAGGAGAATGCGGCGCAGACCTTGAACACCGTGTTCTTCGCCCCGCGCCTGGTCGCTTCGCGCTTCCAGTTGCTCGCCGGCCAACCGCTGTACGGCGGCAATGCCCGCACCCGCAAGATGATCGTCGTCGAATACGCCCGATTCCTCATTGGCGTGAACGTGGCGATCGCGCTGGCGGCGTTCGCGCTGGGCGAGGACGAGGAGGAAGGGCGCGAGTCGAAGCCGCTGGTCGGGCTGGATCCGCGCTCGTCGGACTTCGGCAAGATCCGTGTCGGCAACACCTACCTGGACCCGCTCGCGGGCCTGGCGCAAGTGACCGTGCTGCTGGCGCGGCTCACGACCGGCGAGACCGTGGGCTCCGGTGATGCCAAGCCGTTGCGCCCGAGCTACACGCTCACGGACCTGCGTATTGCCCTGGGCGAAGATATTGAGCCGCACGAGCTCGGCAAGGACGGCGAGCTGCCGTTCGGTTCCGGCTCCGCGGCCAGCGTGCTCGGTCGGTTCGTGCGCTCCAAGCTGGCGCCGGTGCCCGGCGCCATCATCAACGCGCTGTCGGGCTCCAACATGATCGGCGAGGAAACCACCCCGTCGCAGGTCGCGATGGAGCTGGTCACGCCCATGTCGTTCCAGGACATTGCCGACGTGATGGCCGAGCACGGCATCCCGAAGGGCTCGGCGGTCACGGTCCTGGGCCTGCTCGGCATGGGTATCCAGCACCGCGACGAGCCGAACCCGCTGGTCGCCACCGACGCCGCCCGGACGGACGTTAAGGAGCGACTGGCGGCGCTCCCAATGGACCAATGGGCGTCGAAGCTGGAGGAGATGCGCGACGAATACGGCCCCGTGCTGGATGGCGTAGAGCTGGCGATCTACAAGCGCGACGGGAAGTACGGCAACGCCGGCGAGCCGCGGCGCACCGCGGACGGCCTGCCGGTGCTGGAGACCGAGCGCCTAAGCGATCCCGAGCGGATGCGCGCCAGCTATCGCGAGCTACTGTCGTCGCAGGGACTTTCGCCGGCGGCTGCAGCACGGGCGATGGAGAAGAACGCCGTCCACCACATCATCCCCGACAACGTGGTTCGCCAGCATCCGCTGATGATCGAGGCGCGCACCACGGCCGGCTATGACCTGGACAACCCGGGCAACCTGGTCGGACTGACGAAGGAGCGCGGGCCGGCGACCGATAGGGGCGAGGAGCTGGGCCACTGGACCAGCCATACGCTATACGACGGCAAGGTGGTCGAGGAGTTGGACAAGGCCATGCGCCGGCTTCGCCGCGAGTACGGAACGCTCGGCAAGGCGCCGCGCGCGGACGTGCTGGACGCCGTGCGCAAGGTCGAGGCCGCGATGCGCGACAAGATCGAGCGCCGGGACGTGCCGACGAAGGACGGCCGCCTGGCGGCGATGGGCGAGGGTGAAGGCACGGCCGCGTGAACCGTTCATCGCCGATCCGTTGAAGCCTCCCCCAAGCTGTTGAGCATGGGGGCAGGCTTTCAGGGGGCACCCCATGACGCGAGCATTCGCATACTGCGCAACGCGCGTGCTGGAGGAGGAGGGCGGGCTGGTAGACCACGCCCGCGACCCCGGCGGACGGACCAATCTCGGCATCACGCAGGCGACGCTGAACCATGCGCGCCATGTCATCCACGGCCTGCCGGCGCGCGTCGACCAACTGACCCGCGCCGATGCGCTGGCGATCTACGAAGCGTTGTACTGGCGCCCGATCCGCGGCGATGACCTGCCGCTGGGGCTGGCGCTGCTGGTGTTCGACGCGGCGGTGAACCAGGGCGTTGGCGACGCGACCCGGTTCCTGCAGCTCGCCGTGCGCACCGCGGCCGATGGGATCTTCGGCCCAGCCACGCTCAAGGCGGTGCTGGCCGCCAAGCTCCGGCCGACGCTGCTCGAGGTCGGCGCGCGACGGATGCACGACTACATGCTGCTCGACCATCTGGATGACACATTCGGGCTCGGTTGGAGCCGGCGACTGGTGCGCATCCTCGACATGGCGCTGTCCGCACCGGAGGCCGCGTGACCGTGGACGTGCAGCGCGGCGGTGAAGGGCATTGGACGTTCAGGCTCGGGCCGGTCGAGAAGGCCATCGTCTCCGCGATTGGCGCGGCGGTTGTCGGGGTGGGCTGGTGGCTCGTCTCGTCGATGCAGACCGTGATGACGCAGCAGGCCGTGACGAACCAGCAACTCCTGGCGATCAGCGCGCAGCTTGCCGACGTGCCGGCGTTGAGCCGCCGGATGGCCGAGCACCAGGTCCGGCTTGATCGGCTTGAGTCGGACATGAAGGAACTCCGGGCAACGAGGAACCTGCGATGAGCCTCTATGGCGACTTTCGGCGCTGGTGGGCGTCGCGCACGATCAACTTCGGCGCCGTGCTGGCGCTGTTCGGGCTGGTGCTCGAGTACGCGCAGAGCCGCGAGCGCGAGCTGCTGGACTACTTCGGCGAGTACGGCCCGGCCGTGTTCACGATCGTTGGCGTGGTCGTGATCGTGCTGCGATTCGCCACGACCAAGCCGATCGGGAAGCCCGGCCGTGACGATCCCTGACCCCATCCGCCCCTACGTCGACCTGATTCGGCTGGCGCTGTGGATCGCGCTGGCGCTGGCGATCGCCGGCATCGGGTTCTATGGCGGGCTGCGCTGGAACGCGGACGAAGTGGCGGACGCGGAGGCGCGCATCGCCGTCGCAGAGCGGGCGCTTGGTGACTTCGCGACCACCTTCAACGAGGTAAATGCGCAGTACGCGCGGGACCGGCTTGCGGCCGAGCGCCAAGCCGAGCGAGCCGCCGAGGCGGTGGAGCGTGCCGACCGACGAGCCGACCAGTACCGCGAGACGCTTGGCGGGGTCCGCGCCGAGATCGAGGAGGCCAAGCGCGACCCGGACTGTCGCGCCATCCTGGAGCAAACGACATGCGCTGTGCTGCGATAGCCCTTGTGCTGGCGCTGGCCGGCTGCAAGACCACGCCGGAAGCGCCGGAGATCGTCTATGTGACGGTCGAGAAGATCGTGCCGGTGCCCGCCGAATTGACTCGCCCGTGTGACCTGGTGGAGAAGCAGGGCAACTCCTACGGCGAGGCGATCCGGCTCGCGAACGCGCGACTGGAATCCCTGAAACTCTGCAACGCAGACAAGGCCGAGATCCGGGGGCTGGGCGAGTGAGCACCCGCCGCGTTCCGCTTTGGCAGCAACCGCGATCGTTCACCACCGTCGAGGACGGGGCGACACGCGGCGCCGTGATCGGCCGCAACGTCTGGAACGATGACGGCTCGCTGTTCGAGCCCGCAGCCGCGGCGACGCCAGCGCAGGGCAACGACGTGGCGGTGACGCTCTGGCGGCTGGTGCGCGAGATCCCATTGAACGTGAAGGCGTTAGAGCTGGCCGAGGGCGCTGGCCTATTCGCCGTCACGGGCGACGGCACGGGCGCATTCCGCACCCTGGCTGACACCGAAACGATCGGCTGGACGAACGGCGACGGCGTGGCGGGCAATCCAGCCGCGTCCCTGAAAGACCTTGCGGATTCTGGCGCTGGCACGTTCAAGCTGCTGACCCGAGACGCGAAGGGGCGGCTGTCGGGGACGGCTGACGGCGACACCGACGACGTGTCGGAAGGTGCGAACAACCTTTACTTCACCGCTGCCCGCGTCCGCGACACGATCCTGGCCGGCCTATCGACGGCGACCAATGTCGCGATCGCCGCGACGGATTCCGTGCTGTCCGCACTCGGCAAGCTGCAGGCGCAGATCACGGCGCTGGCCTCGACCGTCTCCGACCTCATCACGCAGACCATCACCAACGGCGACACCACGCACGCGCCTAGCGGGGACGCGGTGTTCGATGCGCTGGCGGGGAAGTTTGACAAGTCGGGCGGTGCGATTTCGGGCACGACGAGCGTCACGGGCGACCTCAACGTGGCCCGGCCTGCCGTGCCAGCGCAGGCGTACAACATGACGATGGCCGGCGCGGGCAATCAGTTCAACTCGTACTCTGCAACGACGGCATCGAAGTTCCTCACGCTGAACAGCACAACGGACCCAGCCAACACCCCGCCATCGAGCGGGAATATTGGCGTTCGTTTTGCAACGATGGGGACCGGCCGATGGGTCGTGCAAGATGGTTTTTTTGGACCGGTCGCAGACAACGCCTATGACCTGGCGCAGTCAGGCAACAGGATCCGCGAGATATTCGCCGCCAACGGCACCATCAACACCTCCGACGCCCGCGACAAGACGAGTCCCATCGACCTGTCCCCGGCCGAGCTTGCCGCCGCCGCCGAGCTCGCGCGCCTGCCTTGCCGCTGGCAATGGCTCGAGTCGGTCGCCGAGAAGGGCGAGGCGGCCCGCTGGCACTTCGGCCCGACGGTGCAGGCTGTGATCGCCGTGATGCAGGCGCACGGGCTGGACGTGCGGGCCACCGACTCGCGCTATGCCTTCATCTGCTACGACCAGTGGGGCGAGACGCCGGAAGTGAAGGACGCCGAATCCGGCGAAGTCACGCAGGAGTACCGCCCAGCCGGCGACCGCTACAGCCTACGCCCGACCGAGCTGGCGCACTTCGTCATGCGCGGCCTGGCGTGGCGGCAGGATCAGATCGAAGCGAGGCTGGCTGCGCTGGAGCCGTGAGGTAGTCGGCCCACGCCCGCATCAAGGTGCGGCGCTTGTCGAGCAGATCGCCGCGACGGTAGGCGGCTTCGGCCTTGCTCTTGATCGTATGCGCCAACGCCTTCTCGGCGACCTCCCGGCTGAACTCGGTTTCCTCCGACGCCCAATCGCGGAAGCTGCTGCGGAAGCCGTGGACGGTGTACGGCTGGCCCATGTGTTTCTGCAGCAGGTTCAGCATCCCGTTCTCCGATAGCGGGAACGGCGGCTTGTGCCGCGGCAGGGAGCGCAGCAGGTCGACCGCCTCGGCCACCAGCGGAACGCGATGCTCCTTGCCGGCCTTCATGCGCTCGCCAGGAATCGTCCACACGCCGGCGTCCAGGTCGAACTCCGGCCAGGTGGCGCCGGTGGTCTCCTCGGTGCGCGCCGCCGTCAGGATGGTGAAGCGCAGGGCGCGCCGCGCCAAGCCGTCGCGCTCGACCAATCGCGCCATGAACGCCGGCACGTCGCGGTACGGCATGGCGGCGAAGTGGCCGGCCTTGCGTATCTTCGCCGGACGCGGCAACAGGTGGTCGAGGTGGCCCTTCCAACGGGCAGGGTTATCGCCTTCGCGCAGCCCGCGCACCCGTGACCAGTCCAGCACCCGCTCGATGCGCCCGCGGACGCGCGTGGCCGTCTCCGTCTTGGTCGTCCATATCCGGTTGAGCGCGCGCAGCACCGCGGCGGTATCGACCTCGGCCACCGGCAGGTCGCGGTCGGGGCCGTGATCCTTGAGCGACTGCGCCCACTGGTGCGCCTGGGCGTCATTCTTCCAACCGGCCCGGTGCGCGTCGATGTAGGCGTCGGCGGCCTCGCCGAACGTCATGCCCGTGACCTGGGCGGCGCGGCGCGCGGCGATTGGATCCTTGCCGGCGACCAGGAGCTTGCGCTGCTGCAGGGCGCTCTGCCGGGCTTCGACCAGGCTCACAACTGCCGCCGACCCCAGCCCCATCTCGCGGCGTTTGCCGTGGCGCTGGTAACGCAGCACCCACGAGCGCGTGCCGGCGTCGCTGACGAGCAGGTACAAGCCGCCCCCGTCCGCGTGATAGCCTTTGCCCGCGGTCGCGACCTTACGCGCTGACAGTCGATTGATCGGTCGAGCCATCCCACCATCTGCCCCATGCTCGGGGCGTTGATAGTAGTGGAGTCCGGTGGTCAGGTGTGGAGTCGAGACGACGGCGCGACGCGGGATTGTGGACAGCGGTGGTCTGCTATAGACTCCCGGCGCGGACTCACTCTCCGCCAGTAGATCGCCAGAAAGCCCCGCCAGTCGGGGCTTTCGCTTATGCGGCCAACTGCTCCCCCATGTTCCGCCCCATGTTCTTGAGCCGGATGCGCTCGGCGACCCACGCATCGACCTCGCTCGAGCTCCACAGCGACCGGGTGCCGAACTTGCCCGGCTTCGGGAACCGGCCCTCACTGACCAGGCGGTAGATCATGCTGGCGGACAGTCCGACGCGCTTGCGGACCTCGGCCATCGGCAACAGGCTTTCGCTCATTGGGGCGGCTCCGGTTGTTCACCCCCTGCGGCCATTGCGTCGATGGCGGGCGGTGCGGGTAGCGGGCGCCAGTGAGTGAACCAGCTTGTATCGCCGTCCTCTTTGGCGGCGCGAATCATCGTCTGAATGAACGCCGGCGCTTCGATGCTTACGCGCGAGGACTGGCTGACCGCAAAAATATCGGGGCCGCTCTCCGGCGCGGTGTCAATCGGCAGCCAATCCGACTCCCCCAGCGCCGCCCGCAACTGCGCCACCTGATCCAGCGCCGCGATCAGCGCCGGGCCGTGACGGGCGATAACCGAGACCGCCTCCGCTCCGAGGCCAGACGGGTACGAATACGCGCCTGACGGGCGATGCTCGATCTGCCCCACCACCGCCTCCAGGGCTTGCTTCGTGTCGTTCATTCCTGCGGCTCCTGTTCAAGTGCGGCGCGGGCGGCTTCCCTCGCTTCGGACCAACGAAGCATCGGCCGGCAGTCATCGTTCTCGAAGTGTCGATCAGCCTTGTCATGGTGAAACTCTAAGCATTCGTGTCCGCCGGGCGCGGCGATCATCATTCCACGCAACGCCCCCGCCAGTCGCTCGGCTCGGGCCTTGTGGGTCGCGACGTGTTTGCGCAGCCCTTCCATCGTCTGCCTGTGCCCTTCGATGGCCTCTCGGATCTCGGCAAGGACCTTCTTCTGCTGATTGACCAGAGCAAGGGCGCCGTCCATGCTGGCTCGCAAGGCCGCCACCTCTGCCCGGCTCTCGGCGAGGGCGCGTTCCATCGCCTTGCACTGGTCGCGGAAACAGCAGGCGTTCAGCGGGCTGTGAATCGACTCCACAGCGCAGCCGTCGAAATGCCCAAGAGATTCGCCCAGCGGGGTCTCCCGGCCGCATGTGTAACAACGCTGCATCATCCTTCTCCCGTAGTGGGCTGCTGGCCGGCGAGCCAATGCAATCGAACGCCCTTAACCCATGCCATCGTGTAGAAGCAGCAAAGCGCGAAGATGCCCCACTGCTGGGCCTGCCACGCCGACCAAAACCAGAAAGGTTGGCCGGCAAGTCCGAAAAGACAGGCATAACGACGGGCGTTGGCTGACTTCGCTTGTGTGAGAAAGATCGCGGTCACGCCAGTGCCGGCAATGAAGAATTGCTCAATCACGAAAGCTCCTCCAAGCAAAGCAGCATGGTTCGTTTATCGGCATCGTCTCCTAGCCGCTCAATCAGGCTCCGTAGGTTTCGCTTGGCAATTTTTCGGAGAACAGTTGTCGCCTCATCCACCACCGGCCGCTGCGAGAGGGCGGCTTGCATTTGAGCCTCGCTGTAGAAGTTCGCGGTGTCATCCAGCAACTCAAACCCGTCAGAGAACCGACAGTCGTGGTTGAGCGCGCTGAACACCATCGCCGGCTCCGGCCACTCCCCACCGGCCGGCTCGGCGGGTGGGGGCGGGGCGCCAAGCTGATTAACCGCCTCCATCACGGCCGCCGCTGCGGTCTGGGCGTTGAGCTGTTGCAGCAGGGTCGCCAGACAGCGAAGCTTGCCCAGCAGCTCACTCCTGTCCATTGGTGGCTCCTTGCTGGGCGGCGGTGAGTGCTCCGATAACCGCGTCAAACGAAGCGCACAACGACGATGCTGCCGCGACCGCCTGCTGGTCATACGAGGACCCTGCGTTCATCGCTACGCGCCAGTGCCGATCACGCTCTTTGTGAAGTAGCGCAACGTCCGGCGCAGGGGCGGGAAGGTCCGCGTAGAGGTCCAAGCATTCGCGAACGATTTGGGCCAGGGCTTTCGGCACGTCAGCAGGCTTGCAGTCCAGCGCGAGGCGCTTGATCCGATCAACACGGATGCGTACCGCCCCGCCATCCACCGTGGGGGCGTAATTGCGCGACTCCTCGATGCACAGGATGACCGGATCAGTCACCGGCCCGCCCACGGCATAGCGGATAACCTCGCCAGTGGTACGGGCGAAAATCCGGTGTTCGGCGTCCTCGTCGCCCGTGGAAACGTCCACCGAGACCAACACATTGGCGGGGATCGTTGGCACGCCATCCACCGTGGGGGCCGGCCCGCATCGCTTCGCGTACTGGCGCGCGATTCTGTTTGCCCACCACACGGGATCGCCGATGATGGTCCCTGCCGGCATTTCGGTGGCGAGCCATTGCGCGAACGTGGCATCCGGCTCGTCGGTGCGCGGGGTGGACAGGGCGGCGTGGGCTGCGTACAGCGCGAGCCGGTCTTCGTGGTGCGGGGTCCGCGCGGCTGCGCGCTGGATCGCGGCGAGTGCTTCCCTCACCTCCGGGCTGACATCGCCCTGCGGCTGGGGGGACAGATACGCGCGGACGCCGGGCTGCTGCGTGATCCAAGCCGGCACGTCCTCATCCAGCCGAACCTCGACCGCACGCTGACGCGGCAGGTAGCCATTCACGACGCACGCCACAACCTCCCCCGCCTGCGCCGATGGGGAGTACACCGTCCGTTCTAGGGTCAGCCACTTCCCGTCATCCCGCTGGCAGCTTCCTTCGCAAAGAGGGAAGTCGGTCAGCATGTAGTGACGCTCAACGGTCTGCGCCGATGGGGCGGCGGTCAGGGCGGTTGCGGCTTCGCGGAGTAGACCCACGTCCGCGCCCCACGGCTCTGCGTAATCCTTCATATCTCTGTCTTGCGAATCGCGACAGCACTCTTTCAACCGATCCGCCAGCGCCTTGTTGTCAGTGGTCATTGGTCCACCGCCTCGTAGGTCGCTGCGAAAATGTCCGGCTTGCAGGGGTACAGTTCACCCTTCACCCCCCGGACGATCCAATCGCCGAACTGCGCCACCATCGTTCCTTCAAGAGTGAAAATGTGGAGTTCATCGCCGATGCGGAAAACGCCCCCGACTTCCTCCGCCTGCTTCTGGATAGCCTCGCCGAGCCACGGCGGACAGTCGATGCGGTTCTGAAACTGCACCGCCTCGATCACAACCGGCTTCTTTCGGAATTTCGCCACGATCTCTCTCCTATGGACCGGATTACGCGCCGGCTTCGCGGGGTGGGGTGGGCGGTCAGTCCTGCAGCTCGGGCGGCAGAACTTCGCCCGTGTCCGTGTCGACCTGGGGTTCGGCGTTCTTCTTTGCGGCCAGCTTCGCCGCCATGTCGGCAACGGCGTCCTTCGACGTGGCGGCCGGCGGGGCGTGGTCGTCCTTCTCCGGCGCGAATGCGGCTTCCGGGCTCAAGCTCCCGTCGCGGATCGCGGTGCGCAGACCGGTCAGGATCTCCAGCTCGGGCAGGCCAATGTCCTCCGGGCCTTCGACGCCGAGCTTGGCGCAAACCTGCTCGGGGGTGACGTTGACGTTCTGGAACCAGCCGAGCGCCTTCGATCGGCGGTCGACCAGCGTGGTCACATCGCCAACGGCAACCTGACGCGCGGCCTCGTACACCGGAAGCCAGAGGGCTTTCGGGATGCCTTTCAGGACGGCGTTGCGGTGCGCGATGGATGCCGCGGCGTTGCCGGTGACGCCGATCATGTCGGCCTTGAATCGGCGACCGCGCTTGTCGGTGATGCGACGGCGCACCTCCATCGTGACCTGCACGTTCTTCTCGAGGTCGTGGTACACGCCCTGGGCGACAATGAATTCGCCTTCCTCGGCCACCACGCGGGCGCCGCCACGGTTGTTGCCGTAACTGTTCTGGATGATCTCGGCGAACCGCGCGGACGGGCCGGCGACCGTTTTGCCGTCGCGGGGCAGGGCGTAGATGCACGCCTCGGCCATGTCGGCGTCCAGCGTCACCAGTTCCTTCGCTTCCCGCAGGAAGCCCGACACGCTGCGGGGAAAGGCGCGGGCGGTCGCGATCTGGCCGTCGATCTCGGCGCGGTTGATCGCCACCAGCGCGGCGGTGTCGGCGATCGGGGTGCTCTCTACCAGTTCGGGCTCGGGGCGGGCGTTCATTTCGTTTCCTCAATGTCGTAGTGGCCGTAGGCCGGAATGCCGATGGATTCGATGGTGCGGGTGGGTCCAGGCCAGCGGCCGGAGTCCATGCAGGCTTTCAGCTTGCGGATGGACCGCTGGCGGATCGCCCAGCCGCGCTCCTCGGAAATGGGGTCGATGTGCCACGACGCCGGGGCAAACGGGCGGATCTTCTCGACCGGGAAGAACGCGAAGCTGCGTAGCGCCTCGCCGGCAGCACGGAAGCCTTCGCAGTAGTGCGCGTGCTGCACGTGGTAGCGGTGCGCGTTGATCGCCCGGCTGAATGCCTCCTGCGTGGCATCGCGGGCGCTTTTCAGGTCGCCCGCGAACCGGAGCTCCCGATTCCACAAGTCGGCGCGCAACTTGCACGGCAGGCCGGTTTCCTCGTCGACCCACCGCACGGTGACTTCCTTCTCGCAGCTATCGAACAGGTCCGCGCCCGTCATCTCGACAGCGCGGCCGTTGCCGGAGTCGAACTCCATGACGTAGCCGCGCAGGCTCTCGGCCATCGCCACGGCCAGGTCGTAGCTGGCATTGGTCATCATCACGCGGCCGGCGTTTCTGGCCTCCCACGAGTCCCACCAGTCGATAGATGCCAGTGTCTCGTCGCTCGGCTTCTTGGCGTCGCGAAACCGCCGCATGTCGCGGGGCGCGTTGGCCGGCAGCACGGAGTAGGTGTCGCGGAACAGCTCGGGCTCCAGCGTGGCGCAATGGAACGCCTTGCCGAACGCCAGCGCCGCGGACTCCTCCTCGTCTTCGTCCGGGTGCGTCACCCAATCGTAGTAATGCAGCGGGGTTTTCTGGTCGATGATGGTCAGGGCGGTGTTGTTGGCCTCGCCCAGCACGCGCTTGTAGTAGGTGTCGCCCGGCTCGTCGAGGATCACGCGGCCGGTCGACAGCGATGCCGCGGCCTCGAGCGCGTCGACCTCCCATTGCGGCTGCGCGCTCACAGCAGGCTTCCATCCGCACGCGCCTTCGCGGCCATGTCGGCGTAGGTGGCGAGATAACCGGGGAACGCCTCGGCCAGCTTGCGGCTGTTCTCGGCGTCCGCGTGGAGCCAAGCGACAGCGAGGTTTTTCACGAACCCGCCGCCATACCGCTGCATCATGGTCAGCGCGCCATCCATGTCGATTTCGTTGCTCATTGCGTACTCCGTAGAAGGTGCCAGCCGCCGGACGGCGGGGAGACCTGGCCGGGGGATGCGGCCCCGGCGGCTGGCGTGGAAGGTCAGTGGGCGAAAGCCGCGACGGTGGTGAAGGCGACCAGCGCGACCAGCAGCCAGCCGGCAACGCCAAGCCAGTTGATGCGGCGCCGGCGCAGCCGGATCCGCGGCATGGATTCGCTGGAGCGGGTGGCATCCATGAAGTCCATGCTCTCGACGAGGTTTCCGATGGCGACGCGGCGGCTCATTGCGCACCCCCGGCCAGAAGCGCCATTGCCAGCGCGCTCCAGAATGCGAGCACCGCGAGGAAGCCGCAGAACGCGGTCAGGGCGCGCTTCATGCCTCGTCCTCCGGCTCGGGCTCGGGTTCGACCGGCATCGGGATCTGGCCGAGGATCGCGGCGAACGTCCGCTCCAGGCGCTCATCCCATGCGCCAAGCGCGGCGGGGTTGATGTAGGCGCTCATGCGGCGTCTCCCTGCACGCGGGCGAGGGCGGCGGCCAGCACGCGCAGGCGGCGGGTCATTTCCAGTCGCCCGCGAACCGTGGTCATGTCGCCAGTCAGGACCGGGCCTGCCGCCGCGATCAGCTTGGCCACGGCGGCGCGGGCTTCGTCCAGCGCAAATGCTTCGGAGCTGGGGGCGTTGAACTTCACCCCCGACAGCACGTGCAGGTTCTTCGCCACGCGCTCCATCACCGCCAGCACGTCCGCGCTCACGACAGCACCGCCGGGCGGAACATCCGCAGCAGGTAGCTGTAGGCCGCTTCGTCAGAGCACCGGAACAGGCTGCGGCGCTGGTAGGAGTCGCGCTGCTCGTCGGCGTGCTGGTTCAGGGCCGCGCGCACCGATGCCAGCACCGCCGCGGCGTCGCCGGCAATGACGGCCTGCGCGAACTCGTCACCGACCAACTGCATCGCCTCGACGATGAACTCCGGCTGCGCCTGCAACTCGGCCCGGACCTGCTGCGCGCTCTCGGCGGCGGCTTCGGCGCGCGCTTCGCGGGCCAGGTGGGCGTCGGTCTCTCGCTCGACTACGTGTGCCATCTCCGTCTCCGTCGCCTGCCCCGGATGGGGTGTTCGTTGGCGATACGGAAGTCTAGACCTCTAGACTCTCGGGTGTCAAGCACTCTAGACACTTAATTTTGCCAGGCATGAAAAACCCCGCCGGAGCGGGGTTCATTGCGGTCGTCCTACACGCTACACGCCCGAAAGAGCAGGATCACGCCAACCACCACGCCAGCAATGACGATCGCATTGGCAAGCCAGGTCGGGCGTGGGCGCTGCGGATCGTGGATCACGTCACTCCTCGCGGGTGAGCCGCCGCGCGGTCGGGCATCCGGTGGCGAGGCTTTCCATCTGCCGCATCATGCGGCGCAGCTCGGCGCGCTCTGCCGGCGAGAACTCCGGCTCCGTGTCCCTACGAGTCAGTCGGAGCTGGTAGACGTTGCCCGTCACCTCAACCTCCTCGGGCTCGGCGCTTGCGTGTGGGTGTGTTGGCTCGGTCATCTGCTCCCCCTAGTCGGTTCCTGCGCGCCCACACGGACGCCTCGAATGCGTCGTTGCTCGAATCCGACAACCGACCTCCGTCGCGCTCGACCCATTCGTACAGCCTGCAAAGCTCCTGGGTGCGTGCGCGGCCGGAATAGCTGCCGGACTGCTCCTCGGAGAAAGCGAGCAATGTCAACGCCTCGTGAAGAATGTCAGGATCCGGTCGCCCAAACTGCGACACAGATCGCGCCGGGCCCGGGGATTTATCAGGCGTTGGGGCGGAGCTTAGTCGTTCAGCATCGCGCGGCCCCTTTCCGGTGGAGAGCCATCGCCAGTTAACGCCGAGCGCCTTGCACAGCCGGTCGATGGTAGTGGCGCGAACCTTATCGGCCTGGGTGGTCCCGTTCAGCAGTAGATACACGCCCGCTTTGCTCAACACCTTCTGACGGATCAAGTCGACCGGCTTCATGCCCCGCTCGTCCAGTACGGCCTTGATCCTGTTTGCCATCGTGTCCATCGCGTGAAGGCTATAGGCCGATACGTCCAGAGCGCTTGACGGCCTCAAGTCTAGAGGTCTAGACTCGGCGGCATGAACATGACCAAGCGCGCGGTGAAGGCCGCACTCGAGATCGAAACCGACGCCGAGCTGGCGCGCGTGTTCGGAATTATCCGGCAAGCCGTCAATCAGTGGCCCGACGACGCCCCCATCCCGGAGCGTCGCCAGTGGGAGCTGCGGGCCAGGTTCCCGCGCAAGTTCCCGCGCACCAGCGTCGCGGCCTAGTCGGTCCATCGCTTCGCATCCGGCCGCACGGGCTGGTTACGGCTCCACAGGGGGAGAAACGAGTGGCAGACATGCTCAAGGATTTCCGGGGAAAAATAACCCCCGAAACGTGGTGCGCGATCGAGGCGGAGCACCGCCTGACCGGCAACGATCACTCGGCGATCGTGAGGGAGATCCTGCATGGCTGGGCTCTCAAGAAGATCGAGGAGTCCAGCCTGCTCGCCAAGCTCCTCGCGAGCGAGGGAATCGACGGGAAGGCGGGGGCGGGGCGATGACCACGCAGCCGGCCCTGCCGTTCGGCGACCCGCTGCAGGCGATCGTGCGCGAGCACCGGGCGACCTTCCGCACCGGCTTCGCCGCGTGGCTGGCGTCCAACCGGCACGTCTGGATTGCGTTCGAGCGCGAGGCTAACCGGGTATGGGACCGCGGTCGCCGGCACTACTCGGCCCGCACCTTGATCGAATACCTGCGCCACGAGTCCGCGCTGGCCGATGACGGCCGCGACTGGAAGCTCAACAACAACGCCGCCCCGGATCTGGCGCGGCTCTACCGACTGACCAACCCCGGGCGCGCCGAGCTGTTCGAGCTGCGCGTGATGCCTGGAAGCGAGCGTTTCGCGTGAACTTCTACCCGCGCTATCCGGCCCACTACGTCGCCAAGACGCTGCACCTGACGATGGAGCAGGACGGCGCGTACACGCGGCTCTTGGACTGGTGCTACATGAACGAGCGGCCGGTGCCACACGCGCAGCGGTACGCCATCGCCCGCGCCACGAAATTGAGCGAAAAACGGGCCGTTGATGACGTGCTTTCGGAGTTCTTTTCTCGCGCCGAGAACGCATGGGAAAACGACCGCGTTTCTAGCGAAATTGCCGAGGCCGCGCCGCGCATTGCAGCCGCGAAAGCCAATGGCCGAAAGGGCGGGCGCCCGAAAAAGTCGCCCGACCCCGGCAACCCAGCAGGCCCGGACGGGAAACCCAATGGGAAACCCAATGGGATACCCGGTGGCAAAGCTCCCCATTCCCCATTCCCCACTACTCCTCCAGATAGATCAACCACACCCCCCGAGCCGGCTGCGCCGGACTCGGCTGGCTGGGGCCGGTTCGAGGGTCACGACGACCTGCCGACCGAAACACCGAACCCCGCCGCACGCCACGCCATCGCGCTCAACCGTGCCGGCGTCCAGGTCACGTCGCTCAACCCGGACCTGATCGCCTACGCCGCCGAGGGCGGAAGTCCCGAGCACCTGACCGAGCTTGCCGCGCTGCCTGACTTCCGTGGCAAGCCGGCCGCCTACGTCATCCGCGCCGCCCGCCGCATGAACGCCGAGCAGGCCGCGCCCATTACCGCAGGAGAGTCCCATGCAACCACTCGCAAACTGTCTGCCGTCGAGCGTATCGAAGCCAACATCCTCCGCGCCCGAGAGGACGACGAGCGAATCGTCGACGCGGCCTTCCGCATCACTGGCTGACTACCTCTGGTTGCACATGGGCGCCGCGTTCGGCCACCGGTGGACCAGCGCCTATGGCGAGGAATCCCGCGGCACAGCGGGGCGCCTGTGGGCCGCGGAACTTGCCGGCATGTCGCGCGAGCAGATCGACACCGGGCTCTCCGCCTGCCGCAACGCAGCCGACCCGTGGCCGCCGTCCTTGCCGCAGTTCAAGGCGGCGTGTCTCGGCATCCCGCCGCTCCCCGCCGTGCGCCTGGACGGCGAGCGGGTTGAACCGTTCACCGTGCTGGTGTGGTCGTTCCTCGACGGATACCGCTACCGCGCCGTCAGCGCCGACCAGGCCGACCGGATGCTGCGCGAAGCCTACGATCTGGCGCGCGAACACGTGATGCGCGGCGGAGACCTGCCGAAGATTGCCGCGGCGATCGAGCAGGACGACCCGAAGCCGCCGGTGGAGCTCACGCCGGAGGAGCGGGCCGAGCGACTGGCGAAGCTGCGCGCGGAGCTCGAGATGGGAACGCCCGTCGCCGAGCGGCCGGATCCAGAGGAGCCGAAGGTCGACATGGTGGCGGTCGAGGCCGAACTGCAAGCCCACTACAGCGACCGCAAGAGCGCGGCGGCGGGTGGGGCATGACCGCCCGGCAGATCGCCAACCGCATGACGCCCGACCTGCTGCGGCTGTCGTCGCGGCTCCTCATGGACGACGTGGTGGCGGCGTTCCACGTGGACCGCATGACCGCGATGCGCGCGGTGCAGATGGCGCGCGAGGCGACGGCGTGAAGTCCGACCAGAACCTCGACGTATTCGACCACGCCGATGCACGGCTGGCGAAGGCGTACCGGCTGGCCGCGGAGACCGTCCGGTTCGACCCGTACTTTCCCGAGGGCGAGCGGGCGGGGCGCGCGGCGTACTACGAGGCCGAGGCGCGGCGGCACGAGGCGCGGATGAAGGCGGATCGGGCATGACGTTCGGCGGCAAGTCGCTGACGAAGGCCGACCTGGCGCGACGCACCGCGATCCACGCCGGCAACTGCATGGCGTGTGCGCAGCGCGGTATCGACCTGGCGGGGCAGGGGCTCGTCCAGTGGCACCACCTGGCGGGCAAGAAGCGGCACGACCTGACTATCGGGCTCTGTCTCTGGCACCACATGGGCCGGCTGTTCGACTACGACTTCAACGACCACGCGCAGATGCGCGAGCGATACGGGCCGAGCCTGGCGGAAGGCAGCAAGCCGTTCCATGCCGAGTTTGGGAGCAACCAGGCGCTACTCGAGCGCCAGAACAACGTACTACAGGGGGAATTGGCAGCATGAGAGGCAGGGAACTTTCGGCGACGCTTCGCCGGTATATCGAGGAGGCGGGCAAGCCGCTGACGGTCAACGAGATGGCCGCGCTACTCCAAAAGGATCACCCGGATGACGGCGTGACGGCGCAGCAGGTCCGCAACGCCTGTTTCAACATGGTCCGAGCCGACGTGCTGGTGAAGCACGGCAAGCCGCAGCACGTCCAGCGGTTCGGCCTGGGCCGGTGCCTTAAGAAGTCCGGCCGCGAGCCGACGAGCGACCCGGTGACGCTGGCAAAGCGTCGGGCCCGCCGGAGCAAGCTGGAGCGCGAGCGGATGCAAGCCAATGGCCGCCTGTCCTGGGCCGAGTGGCGCGCGAAGCTGGCCGAGAAGCGAGCGATGACGGAGGGCGAGCGCGATCGCGAGAAGGCGCAACAGCTCGCCGAGCGCCACGCGGCGGCCGAAGCGCGGTGGCGCGAACGGGACGCCAAGCGCGCCGCGCAGGAAGCCGAGAAGGCCGCCCGGAAGCTCGAGGCCGAGCGCAAGGCCAAGCGCGCCGCCTATGACCGGAAGCGCCGCGGCGTTGAGGAGGCTGCGCGCGCGGCGGTGAAGCGGGCGCCGGCAAAGCCTGTCAGGGACCGCCCCGCATCGCGCCGGCCGCTCGACCAGCAGCCGACCACGGCGCCGTCGTTCCGCCAGCAGATCGCCGCACCCGAGCCGTTGCCGAGCAGCTTCGATTGGGACGGGAAGATCGAGCGCATCCCGGCGGCTTGGGAGAAGCGGGCATGACCGCCGTCGTGATCGGAAGCCTGAACCACAAGACGCCGCTGGCGCTGGCCGAGCAGGCGATCGCTGCAATGGCGGAGCGCAGCAGGAGCGCGAAGGCGAAGTTCGCCGTCTGCATCGACCTGGCCGGCCGCGTGACGATCGGCCGCGCCTGCGACACCTCGCCACGGCTGATCGTTGCGGTGGCGAACCGAAAGAGTTGCCCCGACTGGCTCGAGGGCGAGATCAAACACGAATGGGGGAGCAGGAACGAATGAGCCGACCGACACGACAGCGGTACGAGCAGGCAGTGGATGCGGGCGAATCGGCCCGCCGGGCAGGGCGCAAACGCGAGTCGTGCCCGCTGTACGGCATGGGCCAAGAGTCCGAGATCCTGCGGGAAGCCTGGTACTCGGGCTATGACCGGCAGGACGAGCGGCAGAGGGCGAAGAAGTGACGGCCGCCAGCCGCACCGAGCACGCCGAGGCCGTGGCGTTGATGCGCGTGGTCAAGCTCCACGAGGGGCGGGACAAGCGCCTGCGGCTGCTGTTCGCGGTCCCCAACGGGGGCGACCGCCACAAGATCGTCGCCGCGAAGATGAAAGCCGAGGGCGTGAAGCCTGGCGTGCCGGACTACCTGCTGCCCGTGAGCGCGAGCGGATGCGCCGGACTGGCGATCGAGCTGAAAAGCCGCACGGGCTACGCGAGCAAGGAACAGAAGCAGTGGATCGCCGACCTGCGTGAGCAGGGGTGGCGGGCCGAAGTGTGTCGCGGCTGGGAGCAGGCGTGGCGCGTCCTTTCCGAGTACCTGGACCTGGGGGGTCAGGGCAATGAAAAGCTCCGTTGAAGCAATCCGTAGCACGGTTACGGTCGGTGGCAGGACGGCGTTTCACCAGGACCACGCGCCATCGCCGGTGACGACGGTCGATCGCAACGCCCCGGCGCCGGCAATGCGCATGGTGCTGGCGAAGGTGAAGGAGGTCGGCCGCAAGGGTGGGGCCGGGTGCGGCGCCTACGTGTTCGTCGACCCGTCGCTGCAGGTGTACGTGCTGTCCGAGGAGAGTTCGATGGCGCTCCAGTGGGTCAAGAGCCGATTCGGCTGGCTGGTGGGCTACTACTGCGTCACCCGGCCGCGCGATCCGCGCATCCCGGTGCTCAAGCCGACGCTGGACGGCATCACGGGCGACGTGCTCGAGCAGATCGGGCAGGTGGCGCCGTGAGTGCGTTCACGCCGGAGCAGTGGGCCGCCGCTGGCGAGAGCGCGTGCAGGACGTATTTGGCCCAGGCCGGACTGACGCCGAGCCCGGCTGATATTCACGAGGCGAGGGATGCGGCCGTCCATATCGCCTGTGGTTTTCGTGTGGGAAGCGCCGCCGCCGGGCGCGAGTGTGGCGGCCCCAAGCCGGGAGAGTGGGGGCAACCCCCGGCAGCCAGTGACCGGAGTGCCGCGTCGCGGCTGAAACACTCCTCTCCGGGTGAGCTGGCACCTATTCCGAGGATCGAGCAATGACTGACCGCATGGCCGAAGGGCTGCGCTACCTGTCCGCCGAGTTCAGCGTGACAGCCGACGAGTTCAGGCGCGACAACGCACCAGGGGGCGACATGCTCCTCATGGGCGCGGTATCGAAGGGCTACGCCCGCGAGGGCCGAGGGCGGTTCGCCGTCACCGAGGCCGGGCGCCGGTATCTGGATGGGGTGGCGCATGGCGAGTAAGGCGACCAAGAAGCCGGCGAAGGCCAAGAAGGCGGCCAAGCCGAGGAAGCCGAACAAGGGCGGCAGGCCGAGCAAGTACACGCCGAAGCTGGTCGAGGACATTTGCGCCCGGCTGGCGAAGGGTGAGCCGCTGGCGCAAATCTGCCGGGATGAAGGGATGCCGCACCCGTCGACCGTTCGTGACTGGATGGACGCAAAGCCGGACGTTTCCCGCGCCATCGCGCGCGCCCGTGAGGACGGCGAGGACTGGATCGCGGCCGAGTGCCTGGCGATCGCCGATACCCCGCTGGAAGGCGAGGAGACGAAGCTCGACGAGTCCGGGAAGGTGGTCGAGACGAAGCGCGGCGACATGCTGCAGCACCGGAAGCTGCAGATCGAAACCCGGCTCAAGCTGCTGGCGAAGTGGAACCCGCGCAAGTGGGGCGAGAAGGTGGCGGTTGGCGGAGCGGCCGACCTGCCTCCGATCAAGAGCGAGCGCGAGCTGACCGATGCCGAGCTGGCCGCGATCGCCAGCCGTGGCGATGGCTGACGGTGGGCTGACGCCGGCCCGCGCCGCCCGTGAGCTGCTGGCGCGACGCCGGGCCCGAGAGCGGTTGATCGACTTCACCCGGTACACGAAACCCGACTTCGAGGACGCCGCGCACCATCGGTTCATCGCCGAGAAGCTGGAGGCGGTCGAGCGGGGTGAGTGCAAGCGGCTGATGATCTTCGCGCCGCCGCGGCATACCAAGAGCGAGCTCGCGAGCCGCCGGTTCCCGGCCTGGTATATCGGGCGCAACCCGTCCAGGCAGCTGATTACCTGCACCTATGCGGCCGAGTTCGCCCAGGACTTCGGTCGCGAGGTGCGCGGCATCGTGTCCGACGAGGACTACCAGCGGATCTTCCCCGGCGTGACGGTGGCGGGAGACTCCGCGGCGCGCGGCCGGTGGCATACCAGCGACGGCGGCGTGTATATCGCGGTCGGCGTGGGCGGCCCGATCACTGGCCGCGGCGCCCACCTGGCGCTCATCGACGACCCGATCAAGAACCGGCAGGACGCGGACAGCGAGACGATCCGGGATTCCGTCTGGAAGTGGTACACCTCGACCCTGCGCACCCGCTTGATGCCCGGCGGGGCAATCGTGCTGATCCTGACCCGGTGGCACGAGGACGACCTGGCCGGGCGCCTGCTGCGCGCCCAGGAGGAAGGTGGCGAGCAGTGGGAGACGGTCAACCTGCCAGCCGAGGCCGAGGCCGGCGACGTGATGGGCCGCCCGCTCCGCGCCCCGCTGTGGCCCGAGTGGTATCCGACCGAGGAGCTTGAGCGGATCAAGATGGCGGTCGGCGCCCGCGACTGGTCGGCGCTGTACCAGCAGAACCCGGTGCCCGACACCGGCGGCCAGTTCGAGCGCGGGTGGTTCCGGTGGTACGACCCCGACGAGCTCCCCGATAGCCTGAACCACTACGGCGCCAGCGACTACGCGGTGACGGAGAAGGGTGGCGACTGGACCGAGCACGGCGTCGGCGGCGTGGATGAAGATGGCCGGCTGTGGCTGCGCGACTGGTGGAGCGGGCAGGAGGCGCCCGACGTGACGATCGAGGCCAAGCTGGACCTGGCGCACCAGTGGCGCACGCTGGCGTGGTACGGCGAGAAGGGCGTGATCGAGAAGGCGATCGGCCCTGCGACGCGCCGCGCGATGATGGATCGGCAGAAGGCCGGCAAGCCGTCGTGGACCGCGATGGAGTACCTGGCGAGCACGGCGGACAAGATCGCCCGCGTGGCGAGCTTCCGGGCCCGGGCCCAGGCCGGCGCCGTCTACCTGCCGCGGGGCAAGCGGTGGGCCGAGGAGTTGGTCGAGCAACTGTGCGCGTTCCCGGCGGGCCGGCACGATGACAAGGTGGACGTGTGCGGATTGTTCGGCCGGGCGCTGGACGCCATGAGCGACGCGGCAGCCGCGAAAGCACCGAAGGCGCCGCCGCCCAAGCCCTTCACCGAGGAGTGGCACGCCGCCCGCGACGCGATGGACCGGGCCGACGACGCCAGCCGGGAGAGGTACTACCGGTGATTGTCCGTTGAAGCCTCGCGCGGAACCGTCAGGGTCGCCTGTATCGACCACGGCGACCGCCCATGAATGACGAGCTGACGACCGCGCTGAACACCGGCATCGACGAGGCCGGCGACCCCGACCCGATGGTGGCGCAGCGCAAGGCCCGCGAAAAGGAGGACGTGAAGGCGTGGTTCGAGAAGATCGAGCGCACCCGCAAGTTCGACGAGCCGGCCCGGACGCAGTACGCGAAGGACCGCCGGTACGCTCGCGGCGATTCCGGGTTCGAGGTCGACGCGAACCTGGTCGGCACGAACATCGACATTCTCGAGTCGTTCCTCTACGCGAGGGATCCCGACTTCGACGTGACGCCCGGGCCGATGGTGTCGCCGCCGAGCATCGAGGCGCTGCGCGATGCGGTCGAGGACCAGGTGCAGCAGTCGCCCGAGGCGATGCAGGCCGGCAAGCAGGCCGCCGCGCTGGCCGTGGCGATGGGCGTGCCTCCCGACCAGGCGCTCATTCAGGGGCAGATGGCGCATGAGGCCGTCGTCGAGGAGACGATCCGCGCCCAGGTGGACGATCTGCGCAAGCGATTCGCCCGCCGGAACCGCGATACCAAGAACTTCGCCGAGACCTGCGAGATCGTCGGCGCCCGCATGTGGCACGACGCCCAGCTCAAGCGCCGCGGCCGGCCGTGGGTGCGCTCGGCGCTGACCATCGGCGTCGGCATCCTCAAGGCGAGCTGGCAGGAGCGCACCGCGCAGTCGCCGGAGACCGTGCAGGCGATCAACGACCTGCAGACCAACATCGAGAAGGCCCGCTCGCTCAAGGCGCAACTGGAATCAGGCGATGCCGGGTTCGTGCAGCGCGCCGTCGATGGCGTGATGGGCGTGTTCGGCGCCGACCAGGAGGCGAAGCTGGCCGAGTACGAGCGCCAGCTTGCCGCCCTGCAGGGGCAGGTGGAGCGCGTGGTCGCCCGAGGATTCGTGGTCGACAACGTGGCCGGCGAGGACTTCGCGGTGGCACCGGGCTTCACCGTCGCCAACCACTCCGATGCCCCGTGGAACGCGCACCGCATCTTCATGCGCTTCGACGACGCCCTGTCCGCGTTCGGGCCGCATCTGTCGCAGTACGGCGACCCCGAGAAGATCATGGGCACGGCGATGCGCTACACGGCGCGCAAGCCGGAGATGGTGCAAACCGAGTCCGCGATGGTCGACAAGGTGGAGGCGCGCGACGCCGACGCCTTCACGGCAAGCCCGGCCGGCAAGGATGAGGGCGATGGCGAGTTCGTGGCGCTGTGGGAGGTGTGGGACCGCGACTCCAATACCGTCCTGACCGGCATCGAGGGTGTGGCGTGCTGGGTCAAGCCGCAGTGGACCCCGCCGGCAACGACCCGGTTCTATCCGTTCTTCCTGTTCACCACGTCCGAGGTCGACGGCCAGCGCCACCCGCAGAGCCTCGTGACCCGCACGATGAAGCTGGTCGACGAGTACAACCGGATCGGCTCGGCCGAGGCGGAGCACCGGCGCCGGATCAAGCCCAAGACCGCGTTCAATGCCGGCCTGCTGAACCCGGAGGACGCGAAGAAGCTGGAGCAGGCGGGCACGCAGGAAATGGTGCCGATCATGCCGGCCAATCCGCAGACCCCGATCGGCAACATCATCCAGCCCATCGCCTACGCCGGATTGGACCCCGCCCTGTACGACCGCCAGCGCATCATCGGCGAGATCGAGCGCGTGTGGGCGATCCAGGAGGCGCTGTCGGGCTCGGTGGACGTGGCAAAGACCGCGACCGAGGCCGAGATCCAGCAGTCCGGGTTCCAGGCCCGCACCGGCGGACGACGCGACCAGATGGAAAGCGCGCTGTCGGAGCTGGCGCAGTACACCGTCGAGGTCGCCCGCGTGTTCCTGACGCACGAGGACGTGGTGGCGATCGCCGGGCCCGACGCATTCTGGCCGGCCTATGGCGGCCCGGACGACCTGACCAGCATGGTGCAGGTGGAGATCCGCGCCGGATCGTCGGGCAAGCCCAACACCAGCGCCGAGCGCCAGGCCATGTCGACCATGCTGCCGATCATGCAGAACGGCGTGGTGCAGATCGGCCAGCTTCGCGGATCCAGCCCGCAGGCCATCGCCGACTCGCTCGAGTACCTGTTGCGGATGGTGGCCGACAAGAGCGGCGACCGCTACGACATGGATCAGCTCATTCCGCAGGCCGATGCGCCGATGCCGCAGGTGCCGGGGATGCCGATGCCGGGAGCGCCCGGCCAGCCACCGACCCCAGGCGGCGCGCCCGCCGAGGAGCCGCCGCCCGGCGGTGATCCATCCGCCGACCCACTGGCGGCGATGCAGTAACCCACCCGTTCCGAGCCGAGGAAACGCCCCATGAACGACCAGATTGAAACCGAGATCCAGAAGAAGGGGCTGACCGCCCCGCGAGTTACGCCAGCCCGCATCGAGGAGGTGATCGCGAGCGAACACTACTTCACGGCCGCAGAAGGCGTGATGGGCGCGATGCAGGACGTGGGCGCGTATGCCGAGGCTGGCATCACGCCACGCAGCCTGGGCCTCCTGACCTTCTGCGTGCTGGCGCTGGACAACGGGTTCACCGTCACCGGCGAGAGCGCGTGCGCGAGCCCGGAGAACTTTGACGCCGAACTCGGCCGCAAGATCGCGCGGCAGAACGCCATGCAGAAGATCTGGCCGCTTGAGGGCTATCTGCTGCGCCAGAAGCTCAACGACGGGGAGGGTTGAGCCATGTTCATCATCGACCCCGAGACCGGCGCACCGGCTGACGACAACCTGCCCGACCCCGCTGCCGCCGCTGCCGAAGCGCCCGAGCCGGAGGTCGACGACCTGATGGCCGCGATGGACAAGGGTATCGAGGAGGAGGCGCCCGAGCCGGCCGCCGATGAGCCGGTGCCGGGCTCCAACGAAGCCGCCGACGCCGACCGCGCCGCTGCGGAAGCTGCCGCGAAGGCTGCCAAGCCCGATGACGGCAAGGCTGCCGAGCCGGACAAGGACACCGAGGACGAGATCAACGCGCTCGGCCTCAAGGAGAAGTCTGCTGCCCGGTTCCGCGAGCTGACCGCCGAGGTCAAGGCGCTGGCGCCGATCCGCGAGCAACTGGAGAAGGCCGGGATCAAGGACGTGACCCAGCTCCCGGCCCTGGTGCGCGACGCCACCGATGGCCGCGACCTGGTGAAGATGGTCAGCGAGACCGGCGCGAGCCCGGACCAGTTCGGCATGACGCTGGACTACCTCTCGGTCGTGGCTGCCGCCAACCGGGGCGACCGCGGCGCGGGCGAGAAGGCGTGGGAAATGTGGCTGTCGGAAGGCAAGGCGCTGGCGGCCAATCTCGGCAAGGAAATGCCGGGCGTGCATGACCCGTTGGAGGGTCACGACGACCTGCAGGACGCGATTGAGAGCGGCGACATGACCCGCAAGCACGCGCTGGAAGTGGCGCAGGCGCGCCGCCACCAGTCGGTCGTCACCCAGCACCAGCAGCAGGCCACCGAGCAGCAGCAAGCCCAGCAGGCGCAGCAGCAGGCCGTCCAGCAGGGCATCGACCAGCTCAAGCAGTGGGAAGCCGACAAGCTGGCCGACCCGTCCTATGCCGCCATCCGGCCGGCGCTGAACGCGGAGGTCGCCAAGATCCGCCAGCAGTTCCCGCCGGCGCAGTGGGCGACCGCCACCGAGTACGCCTATCGGGCGATCAAGGCCAGCGCAGCGCCCAAGCCGGCACCCAAGCCCACCCCGGGCCCGGTGCGCGCGACGGGCCCGATGCCGACGATGACCCCGGCCGCGTTCGATAACCCGATGGACGCCCTGGACGCCGGCATCGCGAGCGCGAACGCATGACCCGCGAGCGCACGAGCATCTGACCCCGACAAGCCCCGCTCCGGCGGGGTTTGTTTTTCCCTTGAAGCCCCGAAAAGGCTTGGCACTCTGGCCGTGCAGGGCTGAACCGCCCGCACCACGAAGGCAGTAATGCCGGCTCGCCACCGGTAGCGCAGTGAGAGGCGTCGCGCACCTCGGACGTGGATGGAACGCACCCCATCACCTTTCGAGGCTACGACCATGCCCTTTACCGCCGCACAGCTCGTTCGAGGCGCCGACTACTCCCTGGCGACCTACCAGAAGAAAGAGCCGATCGACCAGATCAACCTGAACCACGTCACCCTCGACTACCTGATTCGCAACAAGGAAGTCTCGACGTTCGGCAACGGCTCTTTCAAGGAACCGATCTACGTCGACAACGGCTCCAACGCCCAGAACTACTTTGGCGCGGACGCCGTGACCTACAACGAGCGCGACCCGGCTCGCTGGACCGACTTCACCTACTACAACGTTCACGACGGCTTCTGGTTCGACGAAGACCGCCTGATCGCCGCCGGCATCCATATCGCCGATGGCGGCGACGCGGTGCCGACCTCGGCCGAGAAGGAATCGCTCATCAACCTGCTGTCGCAGTCCTACCGGGCGCTCAAGAACGGCCTGCAGGAGCACCTGGCGTTCGAGATGTTGCGCGACGGCTCGCAGTCGACGAAGGCGTGCCCCGGCCTGGCGCACATCATCGACCCGACCCCGGCGGTCGGCGTGGTGGGCGGCATCGACGCGGCGACCTCGACCTACTGGCAGAACAACGCCAACACCAACATCGTCGCGGCCGACGTTCTGACCGAAATGCAGACCACCTGGGACGACGTGCGTCGTTACGGCGGGATGCTGCCGGACTTCATTCCTGCCGGGCAGGCGTTCATCGACAACTACCGCGAGCAGGCGAACCTGATGGTCAACCGCCAGGTCACGGGCGGCGTGAGCAAGGGCGGTATCAGCATCGACCCGGCCACGAACAACCTGTTCTTCCACGGCATCCAGATCGTGTGGGATCCGACGTTCGAGGCGCTGGACACCCTGCTTGGCACCACCACGCAGACCAAGACCGCGTATTTCCTCAACAAGAACGCGATCAAGCTGCGCCCGCTCAAGGGCGAGTGGATGCGCGATCGCAAGCCCGAGCGCCTGCCGGATCGCTATGTCCACTACTTCGCGCGCACCGCGAAGTACGGCCTGACCACGAACAAGCGCAACGCGCTGGCCGTGCTGTCCATCGCCTGACCCTGACGCCCCGGCTCCGGCCGGGGCTTCTCCACTGCTTCCGAGGTAATCGCCATGTCCGTTGATCTGCAAGTGCTGACCAACACCGCCGTCGAGACCGGCACCAGCCCGTTCTTCCGCGGCGGCTCCGCCGTTTTCGTCAACTTCACCGCCGGCTCCTTGATCGTCCAGGGCTCCGACGACAACGGCGTTGACGACGCCTATGCCACCTACGTGACCGTGCCGGCCGGCGGAATGATTAAGGGCACCGACCTGCCCGCGTGGATCAAGGTTTCGACCGCCGCCACCGTCTACGTGCTCGCCTGACCCTGACGGGCGCCCGCCGCCACGGGGGCGCCTCCACTTCACCACGAGGACCGACCCGTGAGCGAAACGATCACCTTCCCGCTGCACCGCGTCTCCATCGAGACGGCGCGCGGCAATGAAACGCTGTCCACCCTGGTTCCGCTGCACGAGATCCGCGTGCTCAAGGCGGTCCACGGCCCCGACAAGGTTCACGACCTGGGCGAGACCGAGGACGAGATCGAGCTGCACGCCAGCGCCGATGCCGAGTTCGCCCGGATGCAGCGCAAGTATCGCCGGATCAACAGCCCCGACCCGGTGCTGCTGGCCTATCCGATGGGCGCCAGCGTCCTCAAGGATGGCGGGTTCGCGATGGATCGGGGTCGCACCGAGGCGGCGCCGCAAGCCGGCATCCGCAAGCACGCCAAGCCGAAGAAGGCCGACGCGAAGAAGAAGGCTGACAAGGCCGAGTGATTCCACGGGCCGGGCGACCGGCCCTTTCACCGTGAGGGCGGGGCATGGCCTGGACCAATATCTTCGAGCACGGCGAATGGGACGTTTACGTTCAATACGTCGGCATCACCGAGAACCCGGTCCCTGACTCCCGTTACTACATGGTTCGCGCCGAGGAACTGGACCCCGGGGTGGGGACCGTGACTGTCACCCCCGCCGGACTGATCGAGTGCAACTTCGAGGACCGATCCGGTTCTGGCGGGCGGCAGCCTGCCGTGTTCGTCATGCCGCGCACGCCCATCTCGAAGCCGGTGCGGCTGACGTGCTCGGGCGTCGATGACTTCGGCGACTTCACCCGATCCGAGCTCCTGGCCGACATTGCGGCCGTCGTCGATTTGGGGGGCGGCGAGTACGAGGCGGAGTGGGCGGAGGAGGAGAACTTCGCCACCTACGCGGATGCCAGCGAGTGGCTGGATCCACTCGAGGCGCCGAGCGTCTTGAGCCCGGGCTGCGGCATCGGCTTCCTCATCATCGCGGCGGGCGCGTAATGGCAGCGATCACCCTGAACTTCGAGATGTTCTCGGACGACCCGGCGCCGCCGCCGGAGCCCATCACCACGTCCTACAACTGCACCTGCAGCGACGAGAACAACAACGCGACGCTGGCGCAGCTCCGCGGCCGGCTCATGGCGCGGCTGGGCTACGGCGCGCAGGCGGCCAACCCGCCGCCGGGCATGGCCGTGCTGCTTAACGACTTCCTGCAGTCCGCGCAGGAGGCGCTGTATCGGCGCTATGACGTGCTGCGCACCGAGCGGTTCTTCTCGTGGCCGCTGGAGGTTGGCGTTCGGCTGTACGACCTGGCCGCCAATGCCGAGACCTGCACGAAGGAAATCGACCCGCGCAAGCTGACGTGGGTCGGCATCGAGCGCGACGGCATCTGGTCGCCGCTGGTGGCCGGCATCCCGCCGGAGCTCTACTCGCATGACGTGACCGGCCGCCCCGAGCGGTACGAGGTCCGCCAGTGCATCGAGATCTGGCCGGCGCCGGAAGAAACGCTCGGCAACCTCGTGATGAAGGGCCGGTTCGGGCTGGAGGCGTTCACCGAGGACGCGCACCAGACGACGATCGACTCCGAAATGGTGTTCCTGCTGGCGCTCGCCAACGCGAAAGCGCACTACGGCCAGCCGGACGCGAACAACTACGTCGCCCAGCTCGAGACGATGATGCAGAACCTCGTCGCCGGTGCGCACCAGACCCGCCGGTACGTGCCGGGCCGCAAGCCGCCGGGCGATACCGTGTACGTGCAGCCGCGGCCCCTGGTGCCGTTCGACTGATGGCCGGCCGTCTCGTCCAGCTTTCCTCCTCGAAGGGCGGCATCTCGCGACTGCGCACGAAGGGCGGCGCCGACAAGGACACGCTCTACGACCTGCTGAACGGCTACGTGGACGCCAGCGGCGCGATCGTGAGCCGTCCGGGCACGGTGCAGGCGTTTGCCCTGCCCGCCGGCACGAAGGGCTTGTGCGCGGTGAATGGCGGGCTGGTGGTGTTCTCGCACCAGGTCGTCGAGGGGATGCCCGAGGGCGTGACCTGCGAAGTGCTGTCGCACCCGACCGACCCGGCGCAGCCGATCCGCAAGATCCATTTCGCCGGCCCGTTCCTGGGCGGGGCGACGGGCGCCTACCTGTACGTCGTGGCCGAGTTCGAGGACGGCGCGGTGTTCCACTACTGGCTGCAGACGGCCGAGACGTGGGAGGCCAATACCGCCTACCTGCCCGGCCAGCTCGTGTCGCCGACCACGCCCAACGGGCTGACCTACCGCGTTGGCAGCAGTCTCGACGCCTACCAGAAGTGGCGCGCGGACGTGGCGCGTGCGCTCGGCGACGTGGTGGTTCCGACCACCGACAACGGCTACTTCTACACGGTGACGGACACGATTGGCTCGGCGCCGAAGTCCGGCACGCGCGAGCCCAACTGGCCCGACAGCGACGGCGCGACCGTCTACGAGGACACCAATTTCGACGCCCCCGATTCGGATGACGGCAGCAGCGAACCGCCGCCGCTCCCGCCGGACGTGGATGAGCGTTACACGATCCACCTGCGCCGCGGCGACTACAGGGAGCAGCAATGACCGCGCCAAAGTGGGAGTCCGGCAAGCTCTACCTGCCCGGCGACATTGTGCAGCCGATCACCGCGCCGGCGCCGACCGCGGCGCAAGTGGTCAATGGCAGCTTCCAGAGCGGCGGCACCGGCTGGGACTTCACCGGGCTGGCGACCTACTCGAGCACGCAGGGCTATGTGGGCCCGGGCACGGTGCGCATCCCCGGCGGCGGGCCGGGTGGCAGCGACGACGGCGGCGGGCTGGCGCTCAATCACACGCACCTCTCCGTCGACCCGGGTGGCACGCTGACGGCGCGGTGCATGATCCGCCAGGGCGCGTCGGACGTTGACCATACGCGCGGATGGGTGGAGATCCACTGGTTCAACTCTGCCGACGCGCTGGTGTTGAGCGAGGCCGGCAACATCGTGAACGACGGCCGCAACGGGGCGTGGCTCCCATCGTCGGTCAGCTCCACGCGCCCGGCCGGCGCCGCCTACGCGCGCGCGGGCATCTACCTCTGGCAAGGCAGCGGCGACGCCGTGGACGGCGACTACCTGACCGTCTCCGGCGCGCAGTCGGGCCTGCCCGAAGGGTTGGTCTACAAGGCCGTGCAGCCGGCCGCTGGCATGTCCGGTGCGAGCGAGCCGGCGTGGCCGGCTGTGCTGGGCGTGCAGGTCGTCGACAACGAAGTGACCTGGGAGGCGGTGGCGACCAACCGCGTCACCTGGACCGCTTCTCCGTTGTACGTGAGCGGCGCGACCGAGCCGGACTGGCCGACGCAGCCGGGCGGCTTCGTGGTCGACGGAACCGTGCAATGGGAGGCCGTGAGCCGCCGCGTCGAGGACGAGAATTGCCCCAACAGCAAGGTCGTGGCGATCGTGGCGAGCAAGGTGTTCGCCGCCGACCGCGACATTGTGCGCTTCTCGGCCACGGCGAACCCGCTGGACTGGACGAGCGAGCAGGACGCCGGCTACCTGCCGACCGGGCTGCAGCAGGCCAATGCGAACGACATGGCGGTGCTGAACCAGTACCGCGGCAACCTCGTCTCCTTCAATGCGTCCAGCTTCCAGAACTGGCAGGCCGACCCCGACCCGGCGGCAATGGCGATCCTCGACCAGATGGACGGCATCGGCTCGACGTGGCAGGGCGCCGCGCAGCCGGTCGGCAATGAACTGTTCTACCTGTCGCAGCTCGGCGTGCGCACCATCGGCATCGCCAACGCGGCCGAGAACCTGGCGGCCGGTGACGTGGGTATGCCAATCGACCCGCTGGTGCGCGAGGCGATCAAGCAATCCATCATCGACGGCACCGAGCCGGTGGCAACCTACTACCCGAGCGCGGGCCAGTACTGGCTCGCCTTCCCGCCACCGTTCGAGCCGACCGGCGACATTGCCATCACCGGCGAGTTTGACGAGGGCACCCTGGGGCTGGACTACAGCTCCGGCCCGCTGGTGGCGACCAATGCGTTCGCGCCGCTGCGCTGGAGCATTACCGCGCTTCCGGCTGGCCTCACGATGGGACCGAGCGGCGCCATCACCGGCACCCCGGAGGCGACCGGCACGATCGCCTGCACCGTGACCGTCACCGACCGATACGGACGGACGGCGAGCGTCGAGCGGTCGATCAAGGTGGTGTTCACCTCCGGCCTTTTCGTGAATGACACGACCACCGTGTACGCCCACAGTGGCGACACCGCGATGTTCCCGCTGCTGCAAACCTTCACGGCAGCCGGCACGGGTTCCGATATTGCTTGCGACGACGGTGCGAACATCGTGGGGTGGACTCGAACGAGTGCCCCGTTCTTCCAGATGTTCAAGCGGATCAGTGAGGTCGGGTTCGCCGAGGTGGCGCCGCCACTTGACGTTATGCCGACCGTTGTCGGGCAGGCTGCTATCACGGCGGATGGTCAGTACCTCGCAGTCTCGCAATCGACGGCGGTGTGGCTTTACAAGCGCACGGGCGACACGTTCGAGCGGGTGCAGACGGTCGCGCTGGCCGGCAGCGCCTACAACATGAAGTGGTCGCCCAGCGGCGAGTACCTGGCGGTCTGCCACGACTCGGGCGCGCCCTATCTGGTCATTTTGCGGCGGGCTGGCGATGTTCTTACGGCGCTGACCTGGACCGATACCTGGGACGGGAAGGGGCTTGCATGGACGGCTGACAGCACGAAGCTCGCTTATGCGCGACGCACGCAGGGAATCCGGGTGCTGTCGGTGGTAGGCGATACCGTCACCTCACTGAACACCTCCTACGCAAGCACGCCAGGCGTCAGCTACGTGTGTTGGTCCGGCGACGAGCAATACCTGTACGTGGGCGGCAACACCGACAGCCCGGCAGGCGTCCATTTGTGGGTCTACCAGTGGTCCGGCGTCAGCCTGACGCGCGTTGCAGACCCGGTCGACCAGCCCGGCGCCGACGTGGTTGAGATGAGCCGGTCCAAAGACGGCCGGGTGTTGGCGCTGGCGACCAACGGAGGGGGCTACGCGATGTATTCGGCCAGCGGGCCGGATCTTTCGCGGATCTCGCCGACCGACATTGTGGCGGCTTCCGGGCCTAACGCCCGAGTCCAGTTCTTTGAGTCGGGGGATGCTGCATGACCACCTTACGCCTGCGCTACAGCAAGGGTCGGCCATGAGTGAGACAACCGCCTTCGTCTACTCCATGACCAACGTCGGCAAGGTCGGCGCGTGGTCGCGCTACGTGTTCCCGTTCTCCGTTGAAGCGTTCGCGCAGCTTGGCAACGATCTGTATATCCGAAACGGGGACACGATCAGCATGGTTTCCGAGGAGGCCGCGACCGACGACGTGGACGGCCTGCCGGTGAACTTCGCCGGCCAGGTGCATTGGCCGTGGCTGGACTTCGGCCAGCCGGGCGTGACGAAGATGCTGGAAGGCTTCGACTACGTGGGGACCGGGCAAGGGCCGAGCATCAGCATCGGTTACGACCAGCGCCACGTCGGCACCTTCACCGATGGCTACCAGCTCGACCCTGACACGTTGCCGGGCGGCATCATCCCGTTCCCGGTGTCGGCGCCCACGCTGTCGGTGAAGCTGGATTTTGCCGGCGGCGAGGCGTGGAACGTGCAGAGCCTCCTGCTGTCGGTACGCGACCTGCGGGGTGGGCCGTGATCCGCCTTGCCACGCCGATGATCGAGGACTTCGCTTTCATCGCCCGCAACATGCGGCCCGACGAGATCGAGCAGCACCTTGCCATGACGGGGCTGGACGAGTACCGGCCCGACATTGCCGCGCGCGGGATGCTGGGCGCGGGCGGCACCAGCTACGTGATGGTCGACGAGGGCAACAAGCCGGTCCTGGTGGGCGGCATGTCGCCGGTTCGGCCGGGCGTGTGGCAGGCGTGGCTGGCCGGCACCGAGGCCGGGTGGGCGGCGCATTGGCGCGTGTTCACCACGTTCTGCCGGGGTCAGGTCGACGCGATGCTGGCCGATGGCGCGCACCGGGTCGAGGTGGCGGCGCTGGCAAGCCGCACCGCCGCCCATGACTGGTACGTGCGCGGGCTCGGCATGGCGCGCGAAGGCGTGCTGAAAGGCTACTGCGCGAACGGGGCCGATGCGGTCATGTTCGCCAAGACGAGGGCGACGGGATGAGCGGCGGCAACGACGACGCGGCGAAAGCCGCCAACCAGGCCGAGAAGCAGCGGCAGGGGGCCATCTCCAGCACGCAGGGCCGGATCAACCAGGTATTCAACGATCCGACCCGCAAGGCGGACATTGCCGACTACGTGGGCGCGATCCGCGAGTTCCATACGAAGGATCTCAACGAGCAGAAGGCCGACAGCGACCGCCAGCTCCGATTTGCGCTGGCACGCGGCGGCAACATCGGCGGCAGCACGCAGCGCGACCAGCAAAAGCAGTTCGGCAAGGACTACGCGGACGGCTTGCTGCAGGTGGAGCGCAAGGCGCAGGGCGCCGGCTCGCAGCTTGAGGCCGCCGACCAGGACGCCCGTGCACGGCTCATCTCGCTGGCAACGACGGGACTGGATGCGACCACCGCGGCGCAGCAGTCGGCCGCGGCCATGCGGACCAATCTGGAGGCGGGCCGGTCGACGGCGCTGGCCGAAGGCATCGGCGACGTGTTCGGCAGCGTGAAGGGCTTTGCCGACCGTGCACGCGAGGCGGCTGACCGGCGCCGGGGCTTGCGCGACTCGGGATACAACCTCTATCAGCCGAGCGCGGCGACCGGGTTCTACTACGGGGGCAAGCCGTGATCCGGCCGGCTACCGAGGCGGACATGCCCGCGATCCTGGCGATGGGCGCGGAGTTCTACGCGACCACGAGCTATGCCGGCTGGGCGGAGTACGCGCCGGAGTCGGTCGAGGTGCTGGCGCGCATGATGATCGACGGCGGCGTGCTCCTGCTGGCCGAGGTCGACGGGCGCGCGGTCGGCATGGTCGGCCTGGTGCTGGCGCCGTTCCTGTTCAACCACGCGCACACAACCGCGCACGAGGTCATGTGGTGGGTCAGCCCCGCAGCGCGGGCCACTGGCGCCGGCGTGGACCTGCTGCGCGCGATCGAGCCGGCGTGCCGCGAGAAAGGCGCGAGGGCGATCCAGATGATGACGCTGGCGAACAGTCCGGCGCAGGCCGCGGCCCTGTACGCAAAACTCGGCTACGTGCCGACCGAACACGCATTCTCAAAGGTGCTATGACATGGCTATCTCGACCAGTGCCGCGCTCCTGATTGGCACCGCGCTTGCCGCGGGCGGTCAGGCGTACAACACCGACCGCACGGAAAAGAAGCAGGATGCCGCGCTGGCCGACAGCATCCGCAACCAGTCCAAGCTGCAGCGCGAGGCCGACAAGAAGGTGAACGACCAGGTGGCCGGGCTGGAGGGCGACACGTCCGCCGACGAGGAAGCCGGTCGAATGGAGAGCTACATGGACATGCTGCGCACCGGGCGACCGGGGATGCAGGCCGGGCTCGCGCCAACGGTCGGCAGCAGCGCGTTCCAGTTGGACGCACGCGACGCGGGCGAGGACGTGGCGGCCGAGGCGCGCGACACGGCGAGCCTCATGTCGCGGATCGACGCGGCCGGGCTGCAGCGGCAGGGCGAGGCGTTCGGCTACGGCAACCTCGCGACCGACATTGGCCTGCTGGGGCGGCAGTCGTCCGGGCAGGCGTTCATGGACGACCTTCGCATGAAGGGCATCCGGCGCAACCCGTGGATCGACGCGGCATCGCAGGTGGCCGGCGGCTACGCATCGGCCGCTGGCGCGGGCGGTGGCGGCGGCAACACCGTGACCGGCAAGGGCCAGTTCTCCGGCCTGACCTACACGGCGCCGTCGACCCGCTCGGGCGCGAGCTGGCTCAACGCCTACGGGGCGGGAGGCTGACATGGCGGGACCGATGCAGGGCTGGAGCGCGCTGGGCGAAATGCTCGGTGGCGGCGTGGGCGAGCCTGGCGCTTACGAGGACGGCCTGAAAGCCGGCTACTCGGTCGAGAAGGCGCTGCAGGACGCGCGGCGCGCACGCTCGCAGGCTCTCATCGACTCGGCACGTTACGAGGCGCGGTCGGCCTTCACCCCCGAAGTGATGGCGCAGTATGCGCTGGGCGACCCGGCGGCGCAGGCGCAGGTGCTCGCCGGCACGATGGGCGCGGCAACCACCCCGGATCTTCGCCGGCTGGGCGACCACGGCCGGCCGCACTACCTGACCAACGTCAACGCGGCGCAGGAAGCGATCGAGGCCGGCGATGCGGCGACCTACAACCGGCTGAATGCCGCGGCGCTGGGTGAGGAGTACCAGCCGGTGCAGGTGCTCGGCGGTGCCTACGTGCCGGACGGCATGACGATGGACGCCATCCATGCGGTGCCGACGCCGGAATCGCTGTCGCGCATCGAGCAGAACGAGGCGCAGGCGGAAGCGTCGTTGGTCCGGGCGAACCGCGCACCGGCCGCGAAGGCGCCGCGTGCGCCATCGGCCGCCGCATCGGAGGCCGCGGTACTGGCGCAGGCGCGCGAGAAGGTCGCTGGCGGTGCCGACCCGGCCGCGGTGGCGCAGTACCTCATCCGAAAGGGCTATCCCGGCGTCGCCAAGCGGATTCACGCGCCCGTCCGTTGAAGCCGGCCACGGTCGCGGCACGGTGGCAACATGAGCGCCGACCTGTGGGATGACTTCGACGAGGCCACGACCGGCGCAACGCCGGGGCTGTGGGATGACTTCGACCAGCCGGCGGCGCTGACGCCCCGCGCAGCGGTGCCGAACGCCCCGAGCTTTGCCGGCGTCACGTCGTCGGCGCAGACGAGCGCGCTGGGCGACCCGGTTGATCTTCCGCCCGTCGCCGCAACCATCCCCGATGGCTTTCTCGGCGGCCTGGCCGACATTGCGGCCAACCCGATTGGCGCGCTGCATCGCCTGACCGCCCCCGTTGCGCGCGGTATTGCCGGTGCTGACCTGGGCGGAGCATTCGAGCGCGGCGCGGTGGGTGCTCTGGCCGGCAGCGGCCACGCACTCGGCGACTTCATCGACCTGACCGTGCAGCAGGCCAACCCGTTGCCGCAGATCATCGAGGCGGGCGGCGGCGTGGTGCCGGATGCGATGCGCGACCCGCTGGGCGCCCGTGCGCTGGCCGATGAGGCGCTGGCGGTGAACCGCGAGGTTGCAGCCGACCGCGCGGCGGCGATGCCGGTCCGGCCGACGATGGCCGACGTGCTCGCCACCCCCGACGCGGCGCTCGAGCAGTTCGGCGCCCGCGCGGCGACGATGGGCGCGGAGTCGGCGCCGCTGTATGCCGCCGCGCTGGCAACGCGCAACCCGGCGATTGGCTCCGGCGTGCTCGGCGGCGTCACCGGCGGTCAGACCTTCACCGACATGCGCGGGCAGGGCTTGGGCCGCGCCGACGCGGCGCAGGCTGCGGCGCTGACCGCAATGGCCGAGGCGGCTGGCGAGGGCGTGAGCCTGCCGGGCGTGATGCGCCCCGGCCCGGGCGGTTTCGCTGGTGCCGTGCTGGGCGAGGGCGGGCAGGAGGCGCTGGTGGAGCTGGCGCAGACCAACATCGCCGACCAGGCGCTCGGCACCGAAACTCCGATCGCGGAACAGTTGCTCGGCGCGCTGGATGCCGCGGCCGTTGGCGGCGGGCTCGGTGGCGCGGGTTACGTCGCAAGCAACGCCCCGGCGCTCCTGCGGCGCCCCGCGCCGGCCCCTGATCCCGCGCCCGCCCCGCAGCAGCCTCCCGCTGCAGCCGGCCCGCAACCGACCGTCGAGCCGGTCGCCGCGCCCCCGCGCGACGAGGCCGGGATGCCGGTCGAGGACGACGCCGACCTGGTGGCGATGGTGCAGAACCTCCTATCGCCGGAAGTGGCTGCCGCGCTCGGCATCGAGCCGGAGGCGCCGACCGAGAGCACCGCCGATCGCCTGCGCGCGATCTTCGGCGACGGCGCGACCCCGGCGCCGGAGTTGGACGCTTCCCGCCTTCCGCCCGTGATCGACGCCGACCGCATCTCGTCGGTGCTGGGTGAGATCGAATCTGCGCCGGCTGCGCCACCTGCCGCTACGGCAACCGAGGTGCGTACAAGCCAGCCGGCGCAGACCTTCACCCCGGAAGCGCCCGACC